TAAGCTGACTGAAAATCTTTGGATGTTGGAAGAATATTAATTTTTGATCTTAGTATCAAACATCGAGTTTAGGAGAGACTGATGGAAATGACAGAGAAACAATCTTTAGCAGTGAAATTAGAAACGCTGCTTCACACTCACCCATATACTGAGAAGGCTGCTGATGCTGCTTACTCTTTGGTGAGTCAGTATATCAAGAAGGGACAGCACGATAATTCCCTGACTGAACCCCAATGGAATTTTGTTGCTGCTTTGGTTGAACAGGCAGAGACCCCGTACAAGCCAATGGAAAAAGAACGTGTTGGTGATTTTTCGGGAGTCATTGAACTGTTCACCAAAGCAAAGGGAAATCTGAAGTACCCAAAGATTTCACTGACTACTGAATCTGGTGGAACTGTAATGTTATCACTTGCAGGAGCCAAGGCACAAAAACCGGGAACCATAAATGTCACGGACGGAAAACCTTACGGTCATAATGTTTGGTATGGAAGGGTTGACGATGTTGGGAATTGGGAAAAATCTTATAGCGCAACTGATGAAGTTGGAAAGCTGCTGAAAGAACTTTCAAATAATCCTGCGGGATTTGCTGCCAACTACGGACACAAACATGGCTCTTGCTGTTTTTGTAACAAGACTTTGACCCATGCCAATTCGGTGACTGCGGGGTTTGGCCCTGTCTGTGCTGACAATTGGGGGCTAACTTCAGAGTGGAAAGATGCTGTGAAATAAGTTGCTCTGAGCCTGAAACTATATATAGAATAATCGGTTAGGAGGATATAAAATCTTTCTTCCGATTATTTTTTTTTGAATGGTGATTTATGAGTGGGAATCTAACGGTAAAAAGACAGGTATCTGATGGACTAGGTACTTTAGAACAGCAAATTGTTCGGACTGACTTTACATCTTTTACACTGATAGCATCAGTGACAGCAGGAACAGCTATCGTTGAGTTCACCTGTGACCCTGCGAAAGATTTAGATGTTGACCCTGTTACTGGTATCACATGGGTAGCATGGCCCCCCGGTGCTCTGGCAGCAAATACCTTGTTTCATAGTTTTCAAACCCCTGTAACTGCTGTCAGAATTCAACCCACAGGTGGTACTGGTAGCCTGAGACTGTCTGCACAGGCTTAATTTAATAGGTTGCTCTGAGCCTGAAAGTATAGAATAATCGGTTAGGAGGATATACACTTTCCACCTTCCGATTATTTTTTTGGGTTTGGCATGGCTGAAACTACCAAATTGAAAACTGCGACTGCCCGTACTCGCAGGAAATCCACCAAGGCAAACACGCAATCCAATGTAGCTAAGTTGGAAACAAACGTAACTGCTATTATAAAAGCGGAAGCTCAAGTAACTTCGAATGCTCTTGATATCGAAGACACATTTCTGAATAGCTACACCACTCAGGTTATTCAACCCCAAATTTCCCCCGACATTTATTATTCCCTTGTCGAACAAAACAATGCGTTGAATCAGTGTGTCTCTGCTATGGAGGTCAACATTGATGGAACGGGTTTTGATATTGTCAGAACTGATGGGGAAGAAATGACTGAGCAGGATGAAAAGGCTCTTGTCCCTGTCAAAGAATTTTTGATGGAGGTTGCCCCTACCATTTCTTTTATCACTCTTCGTAGGCAATTGAGAAGGCAGTTAGAGATTTCTGGATATGGTTGCATTGAAGTAATCCGAAATCCCAAAGATGAAATTATTTTCATGAGAACTTTGGAATCCAAGACCATCAGGTTGATGAAATTGGGGAATGCTGTACCCACCCAAAAAACATTAATCCGTGGTGGGACTGAAATGAAACTTCAAACTTTGACCCGTGAAAGAAGGTATGTTCAGTTAGTCAATCGTAAGAAAATCTATTTCAAGGATTTTGGTTCTACCCGTGATCTTGCAAAAGACACAGGAACTTTCCTTGAAGATGCAGGTAAAAGATTACCCTTCGAAGACAGAGCTTCAGAAATTATTTATCTGACTGTTCATCGATCTGCTGTGTCTCCCTACGGTGTTCCCCGTTGGCTCAACAATTTACCATCAGTAGTTGGTTCCCGATCTGCTGAAGAATTAAATCTTGAATATTTTGCTGCGGGTGGTATTCCCCCGTTGATGGTATTTATTTCTGGTGGTGCAATGGCTGAGACTGCTAGAAAACAATTGGAAGGATTGCTTGCAGGAAAAGCACGAAACAAATTGAAAGGAATTGTTGCCGATATTCAGAGCACATCAGGAACCATTGATAAGGGTGGTGGTGTGCGTGTCGATGTAGAAACATTCGGCTCTGACCGTCAACAGGATTCCATGTTTGAAAATTATGATGACAGGTGTGAGAAACGTGTTCGCGCCTCATTCCGTTTGCCCCCGTTGTTTGTTGGTAAGGCAGATGACTATTCTTATGCTTCGGTTTTTGCCTCCTACACTTTGGCAGAAGCACAGGTATTTGCCCCTGAACGTATGGAGTTTGATGAAGCATTTAACAACACGGTTATGAAGGAAGTAACCAAAGGGAAGTATCGAATCAAATCAAAACCCCTGACTGTTGCTGATGCAGAAACAAATCTGAATACACTTCGAACTGCAATGAATGCAGGTGCTATCACCAAGAAGTCTTTGATTGAGAATCTAAATCTGGTGGGCAGTGTTGAAGTTAAGCCACTGGAAAAAGATGTTGAAGATGAGATTGCTGAAAGATTCAGTGGGTCAAGTTCTGCTGACCAAGTACGCAACCCCCACATCGAAGATTTTGTAGATGAAGAACAGATTGATGCGAGTACAGGTGAACCCGTAGCAAAAGTTGATCTTTCCTATCTGGGAGTTATTGCCGATCTTCAGGTACGAAATTTAACCAAGTCTATTCCTGCCAAAGATTTGAAGGCACTGGAAACAAGCATCAAAGCTTTGAATGCTTTTGAATTGGATATGGTCAACATGCTTGTCAGTAATAAAATCTATGCTTCAGTTGAAAATGATAATGTTGGAATGTCTGAACTGGTTGGGGTGGTATCACAAATCAAAGCCGAAGCAGGTGACTCTACTGGAACGGGTGGTGTAAATAATCATGTTCATACTCTTGAAGCGGGTGGGGTGACATCAGAAGATGAAGGGCATACCCATACGTGGAACAGTGAATCAAACGCCACAGGTTCTACCAACGGTCACACACATCAGCTAGGCTAAAAACATGGTAGTCAAAGTAGAAGCCTATCTTGATTTGGAAGCATCTCTTGAAGCATTAATTCTGCCCAGATGGAATAGGATTCAAAGGCGCATTATCCCCCAGATTGAAAAGGCTATTGAAGCCCACGATTTAGCGAAAGTGGCTGAGATAGTTGATACCATCAATACTTCTCTTTTGTATCGGGGTAAAGTCAAATCTATAAACACACTTCTTAAAACAGGTTTGGTTTTCGGGGGTGCGTTAATCAATGGCACTACCCTTGATCTTGAAGTTGTCTTAAACAAAGATGCTTTGAGTCTGGTTCCCATTGCTACCAACCAATATCAAATCCAATTAGATCAGGCAATGATTACCGTTAGAAAACGGTTTATGCAGTTAGCTGTAAAACTAGAAGCAAGACTCACCTTCGAAGAACAACAGGAAGCCGAATTTAACAAAGGTGATTCTGTTACCGTTCAGAAAATCAACCCCATCAATCTACGAAATGCTTTGACCACAGGTGCGGGAAATATTGGGGGAGGTATGATAAGTGTTGCTTCCTCCCTTCAGATGTCACGAATGGCAAATTATGGTTTCGTAGCTGAAGCATCTGCCCGTGGGATTACCCACTATGTTGTGAACGAACAATTAGATAGCAGGATTTGTCCTGTGTGCAGAAGGATGGACGGGAAAAGATTTTCGGTTGCCCCTGCTTTGGCAAAACTGGATACCCAGATAAGAATAACTGACCCCAATGATTTGAAAATCCTTGCCCCCTTTCCTAAGCAAAGCAAACAGGGAATAAAAGATTTAACGGAGATGACCCCAGATCAAATGAGGGCGAAAGGTTGGGACACTCCCCCATATCATCCTAGATGCAGGGGATTACTGAAAGCAGTTAGAGCACCGAAAGGAACGCACACACAACAACCAAATCCATTGCGCCCCGGACAAAAAATCCCTGATAAACCTTTTACTTCTGCTGAAGATTATTATATTGCGGGAGACACAGCAGTTACAGAAGAAGCAATAATAGCAGGGTTGTCTGATGCGGATGCTGCTGCTATTCGGGGCTATCAAGAATTATTGGAAGGTATTGAAACCACTGCTGCGAGATTCAGAAATGCCAATAAGGTTTGGACTGCTGAAAGGCAACTTCTTCACAGAGAGATTACGAGAAAAGTTATTCTTGGTTTCAATGAAAAAACAAAAGTTTTAGATCGTTCTAATATCCTCAGTAACGGTATCAGTAAATCCAAAGCATTAAAAGGAGAGACACCTACTTACACGGTTCTGGGTGGGCGTGGTGGTTCTGGCAAATCTTGGTTGACCGATAAGAATGGGCCTGTAGATGGTCGAAGGGTTTTGGTGTTGGACTCAGATGCGATAAAGCAATTGATGCCAGAATATAAAGGTTGGAACGCATTTGAATTACATGAAGAATCTTCCTATTTGTTTGATGAAATCACAAAGATTGCAAAGCGGATGAATCTCAATGTGGTTCATGATATGACTTTGAAAAGTTCTGGTTCTGCTATCAAGCGGGTAGGGCAATTTACTAAGAAGAGTTTGCAGAATCCCAATGGCTATCAGATAGAAGGCTACTACATGTATTTGCCCAGACATGAAGCTGCTGCACGGGCAATCCAAAGAGCGTTAGGAGAAACACAAAGATATGTTCCAATGGATGTAATCCTAGCGAATATTGAGAATGAAAAAGTTTTCGATCAACTGCGTTCACAATTTAGTAAATGGGGGATGTGGGACAATCATGTTCCCCGTGGAACAGAACCAAAATTTGTTGGAGGTAATTTCTAATGGCTAAAATAAGAAATGCAGATGGGGATGGATTCCTTGTTGATAAGAATGGTGATTTTATTGATTCCTCTTTGGTAGAAAATGACCCCCTTCCCCCCGACATAACCAGTGCTGCGAATAAAGGCTTTGGTGATGTCGATGAAGTAATTGCAGATTTCTTTCCTGAACTTGATCTTGAAACGGGTGTCTTCACATTCGAAGACGATTAATCGTTTGATCTTAGTATCAAAAACTCCTTGCGGATGTCGTTAGGTAGTTTTAAATTAGTCTCATTAAGTTTTTCGTTTTGACTCCGAGTGCCGAAAATCAGTTAATGGATATCAAAAAAATAGATGAGGAACTACAGATTGTCTACGCAGAAGTCTATGTTCCTAATACCCCAGATTCCGATAACGACTTTATGACAGTCGAGACCGTGAGAGAAATGGGGCATGGTTTTCTGGCAAACGGAAGAGTGACAAAAGTTGATGTAAACCATAGCAGGGATGAGATTGACGCTGCTGTGGTAGAAAGTTTTATAGTTCGCAAAGGAGACCCAGACTTTATTGTTGATGCATGGGTTGCAGGAATCAAAATTTATGATTCCGAAATTTGGGAACTGATAAAAAGTGGGGAGATTAATGGCTTCTCATTAGATGGTGTAGGTCAAGGTAAAGATACTGAACTGGAAATTGAAATACCAGAGTTTGTTAAAGGTGAAACAGATAAAGAGCAGAATCATAAACATATCTTCAAAGTTAATTTCGATGAACAAGGAAATTTTCTTGGAGGTAGAACGATTAATGACGATGCTGATCATGTTCACCTTATCAAGCGAGGCACTATTACCGAAGAGACCAATGACCATGCACACCGATTTAGCTTCGTTGAGGTATATACACAATGACCCGTAAAAAGGTAGTAATTCAAGCCAGAGAACTTTCTGAAATGGATGTGAATATTATCTCATTAGTTAAGCGTGGTGCGAATCGTATCCCTTTTCGTATCGTAAAATCTGATGGAGACCCCACCATGAATTTGTCAAATATATTTCTTAAAAAACCTGCCCCTGCTCTCGTTGCGGTTGTACTAGCAAAGACTGCTGATCAGGAAGCCTACACCAAAGCCCTTGCAGACGGTGGCTTTGAAGTTGATCACGTACTGACAGGGGAAGGTGACGATAAAACTATTTCCCTGATGTTCACCAAGTCTGATGAAGTGACTGATGCCGTTGCATTTAAAGTTTCTGACGATGCTGCCCTTGTTATTTCGGGAGTCGAGAAAGGTTTACTTGCCTTCCCCGATAGCATTTCCTTCATTGAAAATATCACGAAAGCGGGATTCGCTCCTAGCTATCGGATTGCAAATGACATCCTGACTGAAACTGTTGGGAATATTATCTTCTCCGAGGGTGATGCGGAGGCAACCAAAACTGCTGTTCAAAAAGCAATCGAAGATTTTGGTGGTTACATCGAAGCAATCCTGTCTACGATTCCTGTTCAGGCTTTTAAAGCTGAGGAAATCGTTGTTGATGTTGAGAAGGGTTTACTCAACTCCCCTGCTAAGCCGAAGAAAAAGGCTAAGAAAAAGCCTGTGAAAGAAACCAAGGATGAAGATGAGCAGGAAGATGACGCTGAAGCCGAAGATGATTCGGATGCAGATGACTCAAGTGCAGATGATTCTGGTGATGATTCTGGTGATGATGAATCAGGTGATGACGATGCGGAAGGTTCTGAAGATGATGATTCAGAAGAAGTATCGAAAGACCCTAAAGCGGAAGATGATTCTTCCGAAGACGGAACCAAAGATGAAGATAAAGATGATGCTATTGCAGCAATGTCCAAGTCTTTAACTGGTATCGCTGAAGGAATCGCGGAACTTAAAACTTCCCAGACTGATGCGGTGAAAGTCCTTTCTGATCGTTTGACTGATCTGGAAGCCAAGGTAAAAAAGACTGATGAAGCCCTAGCGGGTACTGTCAACGCTGAGGATACTGATGATGTTACTGATGTCGGTGATGAGCCTCAGAAAACGAAAGCAGTGAAGTGGGACAATATCCTGAATTTTGGTGATGTAGAACTTTACTAACCGATCTTCGATGTGGTGTTTGATTAGTCTTTGAATTGTAACTTTTGTAAATTGGAGTAAAATATGTCTTCTAATAGTAAGATTATCCAGAAAGCGGATATGACTCTGGCAGACTTGGCTTCTGGTGGTTTGTTGAATCCAGAGCAAGCTGCTACTTTCATCCGTAAACTCAGAACCACACCTACCATCCTTAACCAGATGCGTACTATCGTGATGAGTTCCCCCCAACGTAACATTGACAAGATCGGTTTTGGTGATCGAATCCTGATGCCTGCAATTTCGGGTGTCGCGCTAGACCCCGATACATCCCCAACCAATCGGCGTAGTAAAGCAACCACTGAGCAAGTTCAATTGACTACCAAGGAAGTCATTGCCGAAGTTCGGTTGCCCTACGATGTCATCGAAGACAACATTGAACAGGGTGGTGCAAGCATTAACGCAGACCCAAGCACTACAGGTTCAGGTGTTGTACAAGGTGATTTCAAGGACACCATCATGGAAATGATGGCAGAACGTGTCGCAATCGATCTGGAAGAACTTGCGATTCTGGGTGACACTGGTTCTGCTGATGCTTATCTTGCCCTGTTGGATGGTTTCCTGACTTCTGCTACTTCGAACATAGTAGATCAGGGTGCTGCGGTTGTCTCACGTACCATGTTCAAGAACGGTATCAAAACCCTTCCTGATCAGTACAAGAACCAACTTGCACAGTTGAAAAACTTTGTGAGCATGGACAACTACACCGAGTATCAGGATACCCGTGCTAATCGGGAAACCAACGGGGGTGATACCGTCAACGATCAGGTTACACCTATCCTGTGGGCTTTGGGAACAAAGGTCGAAGGTGCTGCGGTTATGCCTGCGGTGAACGGGATTTTCACCAATCCGCAAAACATGATCTGGGGTATTCAGCGTCAACTGTCTGTCGAGGTTGACAAGATTATCACTGAGCGCGTTTTTGTTATCGTCATGACCCTGCGAATCGACTTCAAGTACGAAGAAGAGGAAGCAGTGGTTAAGTACATTAACATCGGCTAATCCGAGTTGAAATAGGGGGATTAATTTCCCCCTGATTCAATCCTTCAACTTAAGAGGATATTGTTATGGAATTTGGAAGATGCCAAGGTGTACGCCACATTGTTACTGCGGGTGATGTCACTGCGACAACCATTGTAATTCAGGCTCAGGACTTAGCCCCTACGGGTGCTACTGCTGTTGTTCGAACTGCTGCGGGTGGTCTCAAAGCGTGGGACGGTGGTTTAGTGATGGGTGCTAACAGCGTAACACTGGACAACTTAGGTGCAGTAGATTGGGCCGCAACAGATACGATTGATGTTGTAATTGTCTCTGGTTAGCATTGTAATTTATTAAAGTATTGGTAGTATTGTAAGACCCTGAAATATGGGTCTTACTTTTACCGAGACTGAGAGAGGTTACTATGTTAGTTCGTTTAACTTTCGTAAAGCGATTTTTAAAAGACAATTTTTTATATCGTAAAGGTCGAGTCTACAATGTAGATGAGGCAATGGGTTTAGCTCTGTGTGGATTGACTGACAAAGATTTACCCATGTTCACTATTGTTGCACCTGATCGTGTGGGTGATACCCCTATTGTGAGTCTTCAGATCGAAGATGAAGTTGAGGATATCCCTGTTAAGCAGCAAAATGTTTCCATTGCGGAAACCAAAACCAAACGAAAAACGGTGAGCAAGAAAGCTCCCAAAAAGGCTTCAAAGAAAACCGCAAAATTAAAGAAGCCTGTTGCAAAGGCTGCTACTGAGGAACCTTCAAGTAACGTAGTACAGGTTTAATTTATGACTTTCCCCCTTGCATCAGTAGATGATTTAATCCTTCGTATTAATGCTATTGATGCAGAGGGGTTAAGACCTTTGCTCTATCAATCTTTAAAATCTGCAACCATACAACTCAAAGATATTTTCAGGTTGGGTGAACTTGATGCGGGGGTTCAAGTTGTTGAGGATTTTCTGATTGACCGAGACACAGCAGTACGGGGTGAACGGTATTTAAAATTTCGTGTTCACAATGCTTTCATCGATGAAAGCACCAATCCTGTCGTCATGTTATTTGGAATCACGGAAGATGATTTAGCTAATGCCACACCGATAGACCCCAAATTTTTGAAGATCAATTTGGAGGAAGGAACTATAAAATTTGATGTCACTGGTTTTAATAGTGATCTGATTACGATCAGCAGAAGGATTCCCGATTTCTTTTTTGAGTACCTTTTCAGAATTACCTACGATCATGGATTGACCACACGGGGAACCCCAGATGGGAAGACTTATAGAAATCCCCCTGAGTGGTTACATGAAGCAGGATTAATCAAAGCACGGGAAATTTACCAATTAACCAATCCTTCCAAGGATGTTAAAGCGGATGCGTTTTCAGGAAACTTGGCTTATCTCGTAGATAACAATATTCGAATTGCCCCCCTGCACCTAGACCCTATAGATCAGTTTTAAAATGCCTGTAACTATTTTTGCGGAAGGATTTAAACAAATAGAAAAACGATTGCGGGAAGCTGAGTTGGCTACCAACACAGAAGATATTTTAGATACCGCAGCAGCATACTTGCTTAACCAAATCAAGACCAGATTCTTAAGGCAGGAAGCCCCAGACGGAACCACATGGATAGAATCCCAAGCTGCTAAGAATAGAAAGGGTAGTGGGGGAACTTTGTTTGCTTCAGGTGATTTATTTAACAGCATTGAATTAAGCAGGGGTGGGGTTGGAGTTCGCATTATCTCCACAGACCTTGAGTATGCCCCAAAACATCAGTTTGGTTTGGAAGGATTACCCAAGCGGGAATTTCTTGGATTCAATGAGGATGATGAACAGGGAGTTAAAAATATTATTGAAGATCGGATTAGGCTTGCACTGAGATGACTACTACAGCAGAAGATGTTATCACTGCCCTGAAAGAAGATATCGAAGCTCAGATAAATACTATTCCTGAGTTGGTTGATAAATCTTTGTATGTCTATGACCCGTCACAATTGAGTTCAGCACACCAACGTCTGCCCCTGCCCTGTGTCATCTTTCACTATGCGGGACTTCGGTTGGGAATTAAAAAACATGATGTTATTTTTGATGTGTATCTTGTAGCAAAAGCTGAATCTTTAAATCAAATTGTAGGGTCTAATGTGGTTCCCACTGCTACTGAATTACTCCAAAGATTAAGAAAAGCAATGGCTTGTAATACTGCGTCAACACAACGGAAATGGAACCTTGAATCTGAGCTACCCAATTTTGGTGTTGATGATAAATTAGTTTATCGCCAGAGATGGACAACTGCGTATCAAATAATACTTTGAATTAAGGTTAGGTAGTTGTAGTCTCATGATTACTATTGAGGTTTTTATATGGCTCGTAGAAAAAAGCTGAAGGTTAAGGACTCCAACAACGATGCAAGCGTGGAAAAGGGTGACGATGATGAATCGGCTATTGACCCCTCAGAAGACAACGGCACTGTTGTAGTTGCGGCACACACACATATGGGTGTCTCGTATAAATCTGGTGATGTCATTGTTTTTGATAACCCTGCTTCTGCACGGAAATTAAGGGCGCGAGGCATTATTTCTTAAATATAGAGGTTTGATAAATGACTAATTCATGTGTAACAAATCAATATTTCTCTGGTCAAGGCTCTGTACTGATTGCAACTAAAGACCCTGTTACGGGAGAACCAGAGGGTTTTAGACCTGTCGGTAATGTGTCTGCGTTGACTATCGGTGTAGAGACTACCGTTTTCCAACACAAAGAATCCTGCACGGGTACGCGAGGCATTGATAAGGAAATCGTACAAGAAGTTGTTGTGACTATCGCAATGACAATGGAATCAATCGATGATGAAAATCTTGCCCTTGCCCTGTACGGAACCACTGCTGCTATTGTGGGTGCTTCCCCAACTGATGAACTGGTAACTGCCCGTCATGACAAGTGGGTTGCTTTGGAAAATATCAAAGTGTCTGCGGTTGTTGTCGGTGATGATGCTATACCAACTATCACTTATGTCGAAGGCACGGACTACGAACTGAATCTTGAAACGGGTTCGATCAAAGTTCTTTCCACGGGTGCAATCACTGACCTTCAAGTTGTCTTTGTCGATTACACTCATGCGGGTTACGATCAAATCGAAGCAATCATTTCTTCTGCTGCTCCTGAGCGTTGGATTCGTTTCGAAGGTCTGAATACTGCTGATGGTGATAACCCTGTTGTCATCGATGTCTACAAAGGCTCTATTCAACCACTGGCAGAACTGGCATTGATCAACGAAGAACTTGCTGAAATGGTGGTTGAAGCGTCTGCCCTGACAGACCCAACCCGTGTAACTGGAAGCCAATACTTCACAGTAAGGCAGATTACAACTAACTAAGTTTGACCTTAGTATCAAATATCTTGGGGGGGTTGCAATTCCCCCCTTGTTTTAAATCACAACGAGACTGAGACCATGTTAAAAGATATTGTTATACAGACTGAAACTATTAGTCTGGGTGGAGACCAATCATTTGAAGTGCAGGGTTTGACCCTGACAAATCTGGGGCTACTAATTGCGGAATACAAAGAACCCCTAGAAGCATTGATGGATGCCAAATTAGACCTAACCGAGATTGCAGATAAGTACCCTGAATTTATGGCTAAGGTTGTTGCCCTTGCTGCAAACGAACCTGATCAATGGGAAAAAATATCCGAAATGCCATTCCCTACTCAACTGCTTGCTTTTGAAAAATGTTGGGACTTAACAATACCGGATTATGATGCGCTAAAAAAGCTGATAGAAAGGATACAAGGACTTATCCCGAAATTACAGGGAAAACTGGACTCAAAGTAAAGACCAAGAAACAGAAAGAAGCAGAGGATGCTGCAAGAATTTTAGATTGGAAACAGTGGTATGCAGACATAGGAGAGTACCTACTTTCTCACGGACACACACACGCATTACGTTACACCCTACGGCAAGCAGTGACCTTCTTTTATATAGCGCATAGAAGAATGAGAGAGGAACATTCAGTTCATTTATATTTGATGCGGATTGCTTATCATGCAGATGCCAAAGAATACAAAAAAGCGATTAAAGAACTAGGGTAAATTTCAATGGCTACTAGACTTCAACTTATCATTGACGCTCAGAACTTAGCTACTAAAACGCTGAAGCAAGTTCAAAAGGATGTTAAGAAACTTAATGATGAAGTAAAAAAATTCCAAGGTGGCAAACCCGGCTCTGGTGCAAATAAACTTGCTCAAGGTTTTAATAAAGCTGCTACTGCGGGAAGTGCTCTTACTAGGGTTCTAATTACTCTGGGGGGTGTTGCCCTATTTGTTGGGGCTATCAAACAGATTGCTGCGTTTGAACAATCAATGGCTAAAGTTAAAGCTGTTGTTGCAGGTATCACCAAAGACGAATTCCAAGCATTAAATGATGAAGCCCGAAGGTTGGGTGCAACCACTGTATTTAGTGCGACTGAAGCAGCGGGTGGACTAGAGTTCTTAGCCCGTGCAGGGTTCACTGCTGTTGAAGCAATTGAAGCCCTTGAAGGCACATTAAATCTTGCTGCTGCGGGTGGTCTTGAATTAGCGACTGCTGCGGATATTGCTTCAAATGTAATTTCTGGTTTTGGTATAGACACTGCTGAGGCAGGAAGGGTTGCGGATGTATTGGCTTCTGCTGCTTCCAACTCCAATACTTCTGTTCTACAGTTGGGTGAAGCCCTTAAATTTGTTGCCCCTGTTGCTGCTGCCTTCGGTCAAAGCCTAGAACAAACTTCTGCTGCTCTTGGTATTCTGGGTAATGCAGGACTTCAAGCATCTACTGCGGGTACTGGATTGCGGAGAGTTCTTGCTGTTCTGGGAACCCGTAGTGATAAAACTGGTAAGCTGCTTACCAAGTTGGGGTTGACATTCGATCAAGTTAATCCTGCTACCAATGACCTTTCAGATATTATTGAACGTCTTTCAAATACGACTTTGGGGGCAGGTGATGCCCTATCGGTATTTGGTCAAAGGGGTGCTCCTGCAATCTTGGCAATCACAAGACAGAATGATGATCTGCAAGAATTGAATGAAACCCTAATACAAGCACAAGATGTTTTTAATGGGTTGGGTGAAGCAGCCAAGCAAGCGGGAATTCAATCAGATACTTTAAGTGGAGAACTAAAAGGTCTGACATCTGCGTTCACGGAACTGCTTTTACAGGCAGGGGATAATGGATTTCTTGGTGTCATGCGAAGAATCACGGTGGTTGTGACAGGGGTGATTCGAACCTTTGCAGGAATACAAGACCCCTTAGATAAAGATGCAGTTCTATTTCGAACAATAGCGGATGCTGTTGAATCTCTGAGGTTCGCTTTAATTGCTTTGGTGGCAGTCAAGGTACTTGGTTTTCTGGGTGGAATCGTTACTAGCCTTGTAGGTTTGCGGGGTGCTTTCCTTACGGCACGGGGGGCAGTGGTTGGATTCAGGGGTGTGATGATTGGCTTACGTGCTGTTGTTCTTGGAGCGTTAGGCCCGTTAGGGTGGATTATAGGACTTGGTTTAGCCCTTGCTGCATTTGCTTCCACTGATGCTGTAGAAACTGTTGATGCCCTGCGTGAAATTGAACAGGCAGTTTTGGATGTTGAAACAGCAGTGTCAGGATTTACTGCTAAGGAAATTGCAGTTGATGTCCAAAAATCCAAAGACAGATTAGAAGAATTAAAAGAAACTGCTACTGCTGCGGGTGACGCAATAGCATCTGCGGGAGACCAAACAGGATTCATTGCAGATGAAGGAAGCGGGGAATTCATCACAGGTGTTGACACAGGGGCATTACGAGATACACAAGATCAGGCTAATGCTTCAATTAAAATTGAGGAAGCCAAGCTTGAACGACTTGAGAAATTACAAATACTACAAGCAGGGAAAGAAGTTGATATTGCAAATCGAAAATTAGCAGACCTTGCCAAGTTGCAACAGGCTGCTGATGCAGCAGCATTTGATGCTATCAATGCTAAAGAAAATTTGGATGCTGCTTCTGCGGTTGCTGCCCTAGAATTAGCCAAGAGCACAGCAGATGAAGTACAAAAATTAGAGAAAGCAATTCTGGATGAAGGACTTGCTAACAGAACAATATCGGTCAAAGCCTACTATGAAGGATTATTAGAATTAGCACTCACAAATCTTGATGCTGAAATTGCTATTGCTCAGCAAAAAATAGATGCCCAAAATGAAATTAATAGACAAGCTGATGTAGAATTAAATAGGTCTTCAACTCTTGCACAAGCACAAGCGAATTCTGATGAAGAACTTGCTGCTATTAAAGCTGCTTTTGCTTCCCAGAAATTAACTCAAGATTTGAATCAGGAAGCTCAATTACTTGATGCAACAAATCATTTAACAGAATTGGGTCTACGGAGACAACAGCTTATTGCTCAGAATTCTGCTGCTGCAACTAAAGCCATAATAGCAGCGGGTGACAAATCAAGGAAAGCACAGGAGAAACTTGACAAAGAAGAACTACAAGCCCAGAAAGATAAGTTTGCAAAACGAAGGGAAGCAATAGCGTTTGCACGGGAACAGGAAATTGTTGCAGCAGAAAGAAGAGTAGATTCAGGGGAAGATTCTCAATTTGAATTGGGACAAAATATCTTTGCTGCCAATCAACAGGCTATTGCAGACCTGACAACATTACGTGATGCCCAGATTGCTTTTAACGAAACTGCTCAAGATGAAGATGTAGCTTTAAGCATTCGTAATATCGGGGTGGAAATTGAAAACCTTGCACAAGTGGCGAATGTTAATTTTGAAAAAATAAAATCTCAGGCAGTAGATGATTTGGCAGGTGCATTCGGTGCTATTGTCGATGGAACCAAAACAGCTAAGGAAGCATTCTCTGATTTTGCCAGAAGTTTTATTGCCCAGATTGCCCAGATGATTCTTCGTGCTCTGGCACTCAAAGCTGTGAACGCTGCTCTGGGTTCGGTGGGTGGTGCGGGTGGTGGGTTCGGTTCCTTCCTCTCATTGTTAGGTTCTAAAGGTGGACTATTTGAAACTAAGCAACTTGCTTTTGCGGGTGGTGGTAGAGTCTCAGGAAGGGGAACTTCAACTTCAGATTCTATCCATGCCAATTTAAGTGATGGTGAATATGTCCACAATGCCAAAGCTGTAGATCACTACGGTTTGAATTTTATGGAAGCAGTCAACAGATTGAAATTGGATGTGAATACAAAAGGACTTCCAAATTTTGCAATCACTAGACCTAGAAGAATGAGTTTTGCTGAAGGTGGTGCGGTTAGCTCTGGTTCCCAAACAAAAGAATCTTCTGCCCCACCAAGTTCACTACGAATAATTAATGTCGCTGATATGGAAGCTGCTCAAGAATTTGCTAGTAGTCCTGAAAATGAAAAAGTGATTTTGAATATCATGCGTAGGAATTCAAGCCAAGTTAAACAATATTTGAGGTAGGAAAAGACATGCCAAACGTACAAGGCTTGATAGCCAATGACCATAAAGATTTAATGAACAAGGTTCGCCAGTTCATAACAGGCTATGGGACTTTTCCTGCTCCGGGATATGTCGGTACTGGTGATGGAACCATAAGTGATGTTGCTTCCCCGCCCCCCTCTTTAGCTCAGACTTGGACTATAGCCTGTACTTTGGGGGGTGGTGTGGGTGTCGGTATCTTTTCTGTTACGGGTTCTACATCTGGTGCTCAGGCTGCTGCAACGGTTGGGGAATTCTATGATGGTGCGGGGGGTCTGATTGAATTCCTGCTGAATGATGGGCCTATTGATTTTGTAATAGCTGATGCGTTCACTGTGGTTATCACTGAAGGTGCAATGATTACAGTAAGTCAAGAATGGGCGCAAGACAGGTGGGTTCCTGCCCCAAATGATGTTCTGACAGGAACCAATTTTGATATTCCATTAAATGTTTTTAATGCTAGGGGTGATACTGGATTTTCTGCTGTTAGGGCAGCACAAACTACTGCTATAGCACAAATGCAATTTGATGATGCTGTTGAATTTGATCAGTACACTTTGGCTGCTCAAGGTCAGACATTTACTGCAACCAATCAACCGCGAAATTGGACATTTGAATGGTCTGATGATCTGTCAGGCCCGTGGACTGTAGCTGATACCCAAGTGGATATCCTTGCAGGGCAATGGACTGGTGGGGTTGAAAAGAATTTTCCATTGACTTCACCCGGCAGACACTTCAATTGGCGTTTGAATATCACTCTTAATAATGGTGGGGTTGATGTTGATCTGGCATATCTGGAAGCACGGGTAACAGGGGATTTAGATAATTATTTAGCGGAAGGTCATCTTCTTGTTACGGGTCAAGGACTTTCTGCTACTGATGTCATTCCTGTGGGCATGGCAATTTTAGAAGACCCATTTGAACCATATTTTAATTGGAGATTGCAGGGAGCAATAGCATTTGATGATGCAGAGCCATTTCAAAATCAACCGGGGGGAAGTCCTCAGAATGGTGGTGCTTACTATGTATTAGATGATGGTACTGTTACATATTGGATTGTTGCCACGGGCAGATACTTTACTGTTGTGACCAAGATAGGCACGGTCTATACATCAATGATGATGGGCTTTCACTTGCCTTATGGCACTCCTGCTGAGTATGGATTTCCATTGGTAATTGCAGGTAGTGGGAAGAATTTAACGGGAGACCCATTCCATTTTACTCTGGCAGATAATCGTTTTAGGATGTTCTGTAATCCGGGGGCTAGTGCAATGTTGGTTCGTGACCCTTCGGGGGTGTGGTTATTTTTTACAAACTTTTCAAATCCGGGTTCACCAGATTTCCAAGCTATTGATAGGGTGGTTGCACCTTATGCGGGTAATTCTACTAATCAGACAGAACTTATGAATGATAAAATTGTTACGGCTATCGATGGTTCTTATCCATTGACCCCGCTTATCCTATGTGAGTTTGAAAATGATGGTGGGGAGATAGGAAGAAACGGAAATGCGTATGGTGAACTGGATGGTGTGTTTCATATTACTGGTTTTAATCAAACATCAGAGAATACGCTAGTGATCGGGCCTGATACTTACATTGTTTTTCAGGATGTTTACCGACTAGCGTTTATGAATTTTATGGCTTTGAGGTTAGACACATGAGTTATCAAACAGGTACGGCACTTCATATTGATGATCTGCTTGCAAAGCTATCTGTCTTTGCTGTTGCAAATGGTTGGACGGAGAATAAAGTTGTAGCAGGAACGGGAGATGGTGCAAGCTCACAAATGTTTTTATCGAAGGGTGTTACTTTCGCTGTGTTTGAGGCTGTCTTGGATATCACTCACCCCAATGTGTATCATGGTTCTAGTCAAAACCTAGACCACCCCTTTCTACGACAGTATGTAGCGACTGGTTACAATGGTGCTTTTGCTGTCAATGCTCAGCCGGGAACATCCCTGCAAGTAACAACAAATTGGTTGCTACCTAATTTCGTTGCCTATCATTTTTTCACTGACCCGACTAAAGAGTATTTGCATATAGTCGTGGAAGTTACTGCTAATGAGTTCAGACATATTCATGTAGGGTTGCTAGATAAGATTGGGGCTTTTGATGGTGGGCAATATAATCAAGGTACTCGTCCTGATCAGTTTTTTACAAGAATAGATGACCCCTCAAACTTTCAACACGCTTATCCTTGGACTAAGATAGGCAATGGTACAGGGTCTAATCAATTTCTTCGTGCTAATATTGATGGTGTTGATTGGAAAACCACTGCTGCATTAGATACTACTTCCGCATGGACTCCCCCTATGAGACATGCAGGACAGGGAGAATGGTTAGAGAATCATTTTGATGCTCGGTCTTCTGGTCTCCCCAGAACTACCCAACCGAATAGATTTAATTCAACAGTTGTCCTTTTTTCCATACCTTGTTTTATTTCTAGGAGTGCGACACAGAGAGCACCAGTAGGTAAACCGTTTGATCTTAGGGTAGCTAATATAAAAAATGTCAGTCCGTCTTCAACGATTACATTTGGTGCAGATGACTGGTTGATATTTCCAATAGTACAAAAGAAAGAACCCACACTGCGGGATGAGCTTCCAAATTCAGGTTGGTTGGCGTTTGCCTATTTGAAGGTTCCATAATGGTTGATTTTGTAGATGTTTCCCCGATCTTCAAAAATCCTTTTGAGGGTACGCAACCTGTTCTGTTTAGTGGGCAAGATGCTTTCCCTATACCTATCTTTGTTAATTCGGATGATTTCTTTGGGGATTTAACTGACAACAGACCAGTAGATGTAGAAGGCTCTTTGCAGGTTGGTCAAGTTTGTCCGGGATTTGTTGAAGATTTTTACAACAGGGTTCATGTCACTCCAAATGTCTTAGAATTGGGTAATCTTGTTAGTGCTCAGGTTAGAACCTTTGAAGTATGGAATGCATTTTTTGCCAGTAACAATAATATTAGTTTGATTGCTCAAGGTGATACATCGGGAATTATTCTGACTGAACCTGCGATTCCCCCCACATTATATGCTGCTCTTGAAGCTAAGGAATATTCTTTGGACATTGGATTAACTGGCCCACCAACAATTGATGTTGTTTATACGTGGTTATTCGATACAGAAAGTAGAACCCTTATACTCACTGGACAACGGGTAATTATTTGGGCGTTTTCACCAGATTGGAGTGATGCTGTAGTTGAACGCTATGAATTTTTAACCCAGATAATTGAAGCGGATGATGGTTCTGAAAATAGGAACAGGCTGAGAACCCATCCCCGAAGAAGTTTGGAGTACAGAATTTTAATTGACTCAGATGATAAGCGTTGGCTTGAACTTTATCTTTGGTCATGGAAGGCAAGATTATTTGCGGTTCCAATTTGGACTGACTGTGCTCGCACTACCACACTAACCCCTATCGGGGATTTTGTTATTGATATTGATACCACTGATTTCACATCTTTTAAAGTGGGGGGCATTGCAATTTTCTTTATAGATCAACGAACAACTGAAGCTGTTGAAATTGCTTCGATTGGCGCGACTACTTTGGTGTTAGCAAGAGCAACCTTACAAGCTTGGCCCATCGGTTCAAGAATATATCCTGCTCTCGCAGGTAGAATGGTGGAAGATCAAAGTCTTACCCAACCCACTGCTGACATTGATCTGCTATCCATAAAATTTGATTTTGTGGATAATGAAATTATCCCTGCGGTTGATTCCCCCACTGCTTACCGAGATGATTTTGTACTTGAGAAAACCCCCAATCGTGTAACTGATCTGTCTTTACTATATCAATCTAAATATGGGTTAGTTGATTTTGGAATTGATGTACCCTTTGTTGATGATCGTTCTGGCTATCCAGATGTTGTAACTTCATTTGAATTTGTAGAAGAGAGTAGGGAACAAATTTGGTTCTGGAAAGAATGGATGCATTCCCGTGCGGGGAAACACACAAGATTTTATTTTGCTTCTCAGTCAAAGGATTTTATCCCACTAAAAGGGATAGACTCTACTGATGGATCAATTACTGTTCAGGATTATGAGTATAGAAACTTTTATAATTTCGCTTTGGGCAAAAGAGATATAGTGATCTTTGCACATACAGGTGAAATATTTTATAGAAGAATAACCAGTGCGGTTTCGACAACCCCCGGAGAAGAACTACTTGGTATTGATGCCCCCACGGGTTTCACGATTACATTAGCTAACCTTAAACTGATTTCCTTTTTACATCCATGCAGGGTAGATGCTGACTCAATGGAATTTGCGTGGGACAGCACAGAGATATCACATGTTTCATTCCCAACTAGGGTACTAGCAGAATGACTTTTGCAGCACAAGAAACGGGTCACGGTTATCCGATTGAAATTTATGAGTTCAAACGTGGGGTATCAGAATCCTTCCATCTGACTTCCCATAATGAGCCTGTTGTTTTTCAATCTAATACTTATTTACCCACCCAATTAGAACGGGCAAGTGTTGAACAGAACACAGAAATAGAACGGGCAGAGTTGAAGTTAAAGATTCAACGGGATGCGCCGATACTAAATAATTTTGTGGCTTTTCCCCCTACTGAGATTATGACCCTTACGATTTTTAGAAAACATGGAAATGATCTTCTTGAAGAATTTATTACCGTCTGGAAGGGTAGGGTACTGACCGTTGAATGGTCTGGGTCTGAGGCTTCAATTGCCTGTGAACCTATATTTACCAGTTTGAAAAGACCGGGACTACGAAGAAAAATGCAAGCCCAATGTCCACATATTTTGTATGGGGCAGAATGTGCCTTGAATAATTTAGCGTTTCAGGTTATCGGTACGGTTTCAAGCTTTGCCCTAAATGTTGTTTCTGCCCCTGAGTGGGTTGGTGTGGCAGGTAATTTTGATGGTGGATATCTGGTGTTTGAAAGTAATCAATTTCGATCTGTGGTAGCTGATGATGGTGCAGGTAATATAACTCTAGTCACTCCGTTTGTGGGGCTTCAAGTTGGAAGTCTTGTTGAGGGCTTTCCCGGCTGTAAGCACAATCTTGACGATTGTGATGTGAAGTTTAGTAATGTATTAAATTACGGAGGGTTTCCATATGTTCCTAGAAAAAATCCTTTCGGTGGTACAGTAATTTATTGATATTAAGGTCAAATAGAGGAAACAAATAATGTGGGTGCAGTTAATTTTGTTAGTAGTTTCGGCAATAGTCAGTGCTATGCTTGCCCCGAAACCGGAGGAACCAAAGAAGCCTTCTTTGGGGGATTTAGAAGTACCTACTGCTGACGAAGACAGGGTTATTCCCGTGGTGTTTGGAAAGGTAAGAATCAAAGGCCCGAATGTTGTTTGGTATGGGGATTTAAGTACTGTTGCAATTAAAAGTGATCAGGGAGGAAAGAAATAATGCAAGTGTAACATGCCCGATTATTGAAGCTTTGCGTCTTCGGCGTAAGACGTTGGTGTACCCGCTATGAAGTGGACTTTAAAAAATTGATTCGTAATGAAGTTCCTGTAGAAGAATTGGAAGCTGTTGGTGATGCCTTTGGTATAAAGGTTGCTGCCAAAGCAAGAGAGGAAGCTAATGGGAGGTAAGAGTGGTGGCATAATTGGTTACAAATATTTTGTGGGAATGCACTTTATTTGTTGCTATGGCCCTGTTGATGAGGTTTCCCAAATTCGTTGTGGTGAACGAGTGGCTTTGAATGCGTCAATACAATCTTCTCAGTTTGTATTAATTAATAAACCTGATTTGTTTGGAGGAAAGGACAGGGAAGGTGGTGTTGGTGGTTCTCAAGTTGGAGGAAGTACAGGAATCGTTGGTGGTATTGCTCAGGTGGTTTCAGGTGTATTAGCGGGGGGCGATGTCTATGTTGCAATGGGAGAAAACACACAAGTACCCAACGCTTATCTTCAGAATAAAATTGATTCCTTAAACCCACAACGTATACCTGCCTACCGTGGGGTATTAGGTTTTATTTTTCAGGGGTTCTATGTAGGTAATAATCCCTACCTTAAAGATTGGGACTTCCGAGTTGCCCGATACCCTGACACTCTGGGTAATGCCCCCAAAAATAAAATCGGGACTGATGCAAACGGCGCGAATATGCTTCACGAATTACTGACTAACGTGGATTGGGGTATGGGTTATTCGGTTGCTGAAATGGATGCTATTTCTTTCACTGCTGCGGGAGATACTTTATTTAATGAAGGACTTGGACTATCAATGATATGGACAGGAAGCCAACCAATTGAAGGTTTCGTTGATGACATTCTTAGACACATAAATGGTTCCCTTTACCTAGATTTGGCTACAGGTTTATTTGTCTTGAAGTTGATTCGGAATGATTATGTTTTTGCAAGTTTACCTGTTTACGATGAATCCAACATTGTTGATATGAAAAACTTTTCCCGTAGGGGTTGGGGAGAGACCGTTAATGAATTGACTGTTGTGTATCGTGATAATGATACTGATAAAAGTGTTCCTGTGACAGTTCAGGATATGGCAAACATCCAAGTTCAGGGAACTACCATAAATACCACCAGACAATACCCCGGTATTTCAAACGCTATAAATGCAAACTTGGTTGCTCTTCGTGATCTTAGAACTTTATCTTATCCATTGGCTTCAGTAAAAATGCGGGTCAATAGAGATGCGTGGGATATAGCACCGGGAGATGTATTCAGATTATCTTGGGTTGCTTTCGGAATTGTTGATGTGGTCTTTCGGGTGGGTGCTATTGACTTCGGAAACCTGAAAGATGGTCATATAAATATAGATGCGATTGAAGATATATTTGGTCTTCCGTCTGCGTCTTATGCTGCACCACAGGTTTCAGGGTGGGTTGAACCTAGTAGTGTACCACTTGATGCAATTTTTCAGTTCCTTGAAGACGCAACTTACTATGATATGGTTCAGCAGTTGGGGGAAGATGATGCAGCTAATGTTGCAGTTGATAATGCTTTCCTGAAATCTACTGCTGCCAAACCTACTTCTGATCATTATAATTATCAATTGCAGGTTTCTTTTGATGAAGTAACAATACCTTATACAGAAGAAGCAGTTGGACTCTATGCACCAACGGCAACATTAGTTGCTGCTATGGAATTAGGGGTAGTCACTACTTTTGTTTATGAAGGGGAATCTGGGCAAATAGAGTTTATGCCGTTGTTTACTTTCATTCAAATTGACAATGAATTTATGGAAGTGTTTGAACACGACACAGCAACCAACACTATGAAAGTAAATCGGGGTGTGGTTGATACCGTTCCTGCCCCCCATTTAATCGGAGCTAGATTATTTGCGAATCAAACGGACGTTGCTTTTGGTGTCACTCAATTTGCATTTGGGGAAATTCTGGATGTCAAATTATTGGGGCAGACAGGACAGGGAACTTTAGATTTACTTGATGCCACTACTTTAAACCACACCATAGAAGCCAGAAAAGATAAACCTTATCCCCCCGCAAATATTCAATTGGAGGGTTTACCTGCTTATCAACCACAGGGTATGACATTGGGTGATATGGATATTACGTGGGAACACAGGGATAGGACTCAGCAAACAGCTAGTGAACATGTACCACAGGTTTTCGGTGACATTGGCCCTGAAATTGGAACGACTTATACAATTAGATTTTATGATGAGACTGATACTTTGGTCAGAACTGAAATCGGTATAACCATAACTTCTTATACTTGGGTTGATGAAACAGCAGACAGTTTATTCCCTGTTGGCAGGGTGAATAGTTTTTTTAGATTGGAAATTGAATCTGTTATTAGTGGATTAGTTTCCCACCAGTTCCATAACTATCTTTTTAAGAGAGCAGATTACGGTTACAGTTACGGTGAATTTTACGGAGGGTTTGTATAATGCCATTTAAGATTGGCCCGAATGAGGGCATAAATTACGATTGGGACTTAGGTGAGTTCTGGAAAACGGGGAACGATGCGACACTGAAATTGATTGATGCCACTATGAATTTGGGTGTCATTGATAAAGACCTTGTTGCTCAACCGGGAGTTCCAACAAACGGAGACAGGTACATACTTCCTGCGGGTGCAACGGGTGCAGATTGGGCAACCCATGATACAGAAATTGCCGTGTTCATTGAATCGGTTTGGGAGTTCCATGTTCCAAAATTAGGTTGGCAAGCTTTCGTTCAGGATGAACTGAATGTTTATTATTGGAATGGTACTGCTTGGACAATCCTAGATACCCCCGCAAATCTCAGTGATGCAGTTACAACTCTGGCAGGCAGTGGAACCCTGACTATGGATTTGAGTAGTGGAGTCAGAAACTACACAGCTACTTTGACAGGTGCAGCCACTTTAGCGTTTTCAAATATTCCTGCTGCGGTTCAAACTGAGGTATCAGTTAAGATAATTCAGGATGGTGTGGGTGGTCATGTACTGACACTTCCTGCGGGTGGAATTTCTGTGAATGGCACTCCCCCTGTTCCAAGTTCAGGAATAGGTGAGCGTGATCGTTGGCTATTCGTTATCGATGAAACAGGAACTATTGAAATCAATATAGTGGGTCAACTCTATGCCTAGATTATTGGCACAAGCAGCAGCGGGGAGATATATTATTGAAAACCCACCTCCAACTCAGAGAGATAATTTATTAACTAGTTTGGGTATCGCATTTGAACATCGGTATTTATTTGAAGGTGGTGCATCCACTTATGATGATGATGAAGAAGGCATAGTAGATTTAACCATAGGTGGAACAGCCACTTTTTCAGGACTTCAATTGCTTAGTGCTTCTGTTGATTCCGTAAACATGGGTAATGCTGCGGCTAACTTTTTAGATTATGGTGCGGTGGCATTACCTGTTACTACTTATGTTATGGAAGTCTGGTTTAGGCAACCTGCTTTGGGACACAGTGAAGTTGTGTTGATAGGGACAAATGCTGCTGTGGAATTATCTATTGGGTCGAATGATGGAATTCTTAATTTTCCAAGCTGTCGAGACAATACGGGTTCGCCTGTTTTGTATTGGGAATCTGAAGTGGATATGTACGGGGATAATTTACCCCATCAATTGATTGAAGCCCATGAAGTAGGAAACAGGAATAATTATATTGTAGTGATTGATGGAATGCCTGTAGCTAGTGGAACCAATGGTGGGTATCTGGTGAACTTTGAAAAACCTGCCTTCAATGGAGCAAGTGCGGAAACTGCTGCTATTCGATCTGGGGCAGATTTCGGTGCTGCTTACTTCATGGATAATGGCGGGGAATTAGATTTGTTGGAAGTAAGGAAATTATTTGCTTTCACTGCTTTGTCTGGTCACGATATGTTGACAGAACCCCGATGGTTCATCTTGGATTCTCGTAATTCCGCTATTGAACCAGCGACTGCTGCGAAGCAATGTAACAACGGTGATTTTACAAATGATACTGGTATTAGATCAGGTGCAATACCCAGAAACGGGAAAGTCTATTTCGAAATAGTATTTGTATCTGGTGGTCAAGGCAACACCGGGGTATTTGTTATTAAAAATTGCCTTGATAGTGGCCCTGTGGGTCGTGTACTAGCAGACTCTTCTGACTTTGGTTATAGACATGAGGGTGCTCTTAAAGACGGACTTGGAACTAACATCACAGGACTTACCGGAACTTTAGGTGCTCGTTCAACGGGAGCAGTTTTCAGGGTTGCTATAGATTGGGACACTGGTGATTGGTGGATGGGTGATAGTTCAATCTGGTTAGGTGATGGTGGGGCAGGAGACCCCGGCACTGGTGCTAATTCGCTGAAGACCAAAGCCCCTATAGATGTACAGGCGCATTGGCATTTACAGGCTACTCATATTGGTAGTTCGGGACTTGAGAGATTAGCGATACGATCAGCAGCAGGTGAATTTACTTTGGGATTGCCTACAGGCTACTCTGCTTGGGATGATGCGAGATAATTTACTGAGATGAGACTTTAAATATTTGATTAGGAGTTTGAAATGAGAATACTATTTACGATCTTGATTCTAGTTACTATTTGGACTCATGGACACGCTAATGGAGGTCATCATGATGGGGAAGATGGTAAAGATGGAAAGGATGGCATTGATGGGGTTGATGGTATTGATGGGACTAATGGTGTCGTTGGTCTTAATGGTGTCAATGGTCTTGATGGTTCTAATGGAATCGACTCATCAAATCTTTATACAGGTATAGCCTCAAGTTTTGCTATGTCAAATCTGGACTTCAGTTCTTCTACTACTCAATGGCAAGTTGGTGCGGCTATGGGTGGATATGGTGGGCAAGAAGCATGGGCTATGGGTGCTGCCAAATTAATTCCCAAGTACGATGTTCTAATTAAATTCTCTGGCACTCGATCAAATAGCCACACGGGTTACGGTGTTGGTTTTGTCTGGAAGATAAAGTAATGAACGATGACATTACAGATAGGGCTAGACATCACCATGAAGCCCAGATTGAAATACCAGACCCTACACCTTTTGAAAGGATAATTTCTTGGATTAAGATTGCCCTTGCCACAAAAAAGGTTGCTATGGTTTTATGGGCAATGTTCTTTGGTGTATCTGGTACGGCAATCATGGGACAGGTGACAGACACAACCCCCTTCAAGGATGCTGCTATTGAGTTGGGACTGATCGATGAACCACAGACAGCACAGGAAGCCACAGATAGTTTTGTAGTGGATGAACTTCTTAGACTTCAGGCAGATATTAAAGTGGGAATGCAGACAATCACTGACAATCAGCGGGAGATTCGTGAGCATACTCATGAAGCCCCTGAAGCCCCTCTAAGCTACGATCTTCCAGAACACACCCATCCACCCCCCGATTTGTCTCACAATCATCCTGTGGTGGCTCCTGTGCTTGTTAAGCATACGCATGAACCACTGACACACACCCATCCTGCCCCTGTGTTTGAGATGTCGGATGCAGTGAAAGATGCAATTGCTAAAGAAGTGGGGCTGAGTTTTATTGTAGAGATGACGGGGCATGTTGATATTCTTCATTGATTTGATCTTAGTATCAATCTGCTATAGCGCAAAGCGTTAGGAGGTTTTACACTTGAAGTTAATAATTTGGTTTAACGAGATGAGAACTTTAGTTTTAGAAATCAGGGATATAGCTTTAGCTGCTTACATGAAAATGAGTGGTTGTGAGTTCGTGTCCTTTGATGGGTCAAAATTTAAGTTAAAGAATCCAAGTGAAAAGTCGATGGAAGACTGGTCTCTTGAATACACTAATTCTTGTTGCTGCTCACATGACAACCAACTTCTTCAGTTGAGAAATCTTGTGCGTACACACAACAACTATAGTTGAGGGGTTGTAATCATGACAGCAGGAACACTCAATATAGTTATCGAACAGGGTTCGACATATCAAAAGAAATTAACGTGGGCAGATGACCCCACTTTTCCCGCAGCAGGAAATCCAATTGATATCACAGGGTATTCAGCACGGATGCATTTGCGGGAAGAAAAAGATAGTCCAGACCCCGCAATTATAGAACTGACAAATGGAAACGGGAGAATAACAATTGGGGGTGCAAACGGGGAAATCGATTTATTCATTGACGATATCGACACAGCAGCAATGGTAATTGAGTCAGGATTTTATGATCTGGAAGTTGAAAGCCCTGCGGGAATTGTGACCCGATTAATTGAAGGAACTTTTCAGCTATCCACTGAGGTTACTAGGTGAGTGAAAACAGTTGCATTCTGGTTAAGGAAATCGATTGTGATAATGTTGTTCTTGCCAACGAGATATTAACCAATGTCATTGTCACCCCAGATGAAAAGGTTGTCATTGTCGCATGTGAACAAGGGCCAGCAGGACAAGATGGTGTTGGGGCATTGCAAATTGATACTGGCCCCGTTGCCCCTGCTGCAACTCAGGTTGCTGATGCGGTGGCAATTTTAACTTATCGATCAGTGAAATGGTTGGTGACAATTAAAGATCAGGTTGCAGGGACGTTTAAATTTTATGAAGTAATTGCAATACACAACGATACGGTTCCTGCACATTCGGTTTTCGGATTGATTGGAGATACAATTTCAGTGATAACCGATGTGGATATACTAGCAGGATTTATCAGATTGAAGATTACGAACAACAGTGCTAATTCTATTGCCATAAGTGCAGTACGAATTGCCACAACAGTATGATGAGATGAGATGAGACTACTTAATATGATTGGAGCACTGTGATGACACAAGCATTATTTGATATTGAAAAGGGGTTGCAGATTGATAGTAGCTCCGCATATTTGACGGGGGCAGGAGTTCCCGGAGCCTCAACCGATACGGACGCAGCAGTTGTCGGTTCCCACTATACGAATACTGCTGATGGTGGCGTATTCATGAAAGTCACTGTGGGGGCAGGCACAGACAAATGGAAGAAGTTAGCAACCGAAGATTTTGCAGGACAGCAAAGCGGAATCGATTGGAAGGATTCAGTTCGGTTAGCAACTGATGCTGCCCTTCCTGCTTACACTCAATTGGGTGCGGGAGTCGGCGCAACCCTGACAGCAGTTGCGGTTGGCATACTTACCGTTGATGGTGTTGCAATGGTTCTGGGTGATGACCTTCTTGTTAAGGATGAAGCGGGAGCACCGGGACATGCAGATCATGGTCTGTATGAAATGACCACAGAGGGTACTGCGGGTGTGGCGTTTGTTCTGACTCGTAGAACGGACACAGATGAAGACGGTGAAGTTACTGCTGCCCTTCAGGTTGGTGTTGAAGAAGGAACTTTAAATGATGACACCTATTGGTCATTGACTACCAACAACCCAATTGTTGTTGATACCACAACCCTGAACTTCGTGAAGATTGCGGATGCTGCAACTCAGGCTGAACTTGGATTCATTCGTACCTTCATTGGTAAAAGTGCTGCGGGTGCTGAAACCCCCACCTATAGTTCAACCAACTTTGTTGTCAATACCACTAGCCTTGAAACAGCGATTGGTGCGTTGGATGCTCAGCTTGGTACAACCCAGAGTGATCTGGATATTGCCGAAGCGGATATTCTGAAGGCACGTACTGAATCTTCTCAAGCCAATGTTACGGCACAAACGGTCATTGATAGTGTGTTAGCTGATACTGTGTCGCTTGTTAAATGGAGTGTGATGATTGAAGGAAATCTCTTAGCTGATGCAGCACTGAAAAGGGCAGTAGAAATATTTGCTACCCATGATGGACATATCAATGGTGCGGGTGCTGATGCAACGGACACTGATTACACTGTTTACGCCAAATTGAAAATGGGAAATATTGTTGGCTTAACATTTAATGTCGATGTTTCGGGTGCAGGTGTCGCTCAGGTAATGCGACTTCTGGTGACTTCTACTACTGCGGTTGATGTTCGTGCAATAAGAGAAGTTGTCTTAACTGCCTAAGAGGTAAGTCTCTGTGTCTGTTGAAAAGGCATTTGAAGTACCATCCATTGTCGTTAATGACTTGGGTGGTATTCTTTCGGGTACTGCTGACCCTACTGCCCCCGGTCTTAATGCCCCTATTGGCTCGATATATCTTCGGGACAATGGGGGTGTGGGTGAGCATTGGAAAAAAATAGATGCCCTTGATACTGATTGGGAAATAGTCACTTCTGCTGCCGTAGCAGGAGATTTGGAAGCAGTTGTTTTAAGCAATACCACAAGTTCAGCAATAGCATCCCCTGCTTTTGCTAATGTAACGTGGAACACAACTCACATTGAAAATGTTGCTGCTGTTATTGAGCATGACGGGATTAACACTGAACGGATACTCATTAAAGATACGGGGTTGTACTTTCTCAATGCGGATGTGTCCTATGATGCCGATGCCCTTGAAGAGCAGATTGATTTCAGATTTCTGATTGATGACACGACTGAGGTTCCGGGTAGTTTAAGAACTGGAACGGATGATGATGAAATTGGTGCTGCTAGTTTATCAATTGTTGCTCTGCTGACAGCAGGACAATATCTTACTTTTCAAATACAGGCTTCTGGTGCAGGAAATTTACTTCATTCCAGTACACGGATTAGTGTGATCAGTGCCAAAGGTGTTAAAGGTGCGGATGGTGCTGCGGGTGCGGATGGTGCGGATGGTGCAGGTGCTCCCCCAAGAGTATTTGATGTCTACGATAATACAGGTGGGCAACTGCTTGATACCATTACGCCTATCATTTTTAATCTGGATACGGTTCGAAAGGATAGTGGGGGAGGGTCTTTCACTTTAGCTGCGGATGAATTAACCATCAATGTCACAGGAACTTATGAAATTTCCTTCAGAGTGGGGGCAACTCGCACCACTGGAACCCGCACAACCCTGAGAGCATGGTTAGAACTAAATAGTGTTGAGGTACTTGGAACTACAACCAAAGCGTATATTCGGACGCTCATGACAGGAACCACCACCACTACTACCCTGATTCTGGATTTGACAGCAGGGGATATTCTGCGTATTTCTGGAATACTGGATACGGCTGCTACAACGGCAACCACGCTTGCGAGACATTCAAGCTTGACAGTAAAAACACTTGCGGGAACCCCTGCTGCGGGAGGTGGTGGTGGATTTCAAGGATTTGGTATATGGAGATATCGAACTGCGGTAGATGCTTTCCCACTAACGGGAAGAATCCACTTTAACAATGCCACTGTTGATTTGGCTACAGAAATGTATGTCCATAAGACAAATGATGGTGGCACGGACATGACTAATTTCCTGAATCTGTTGGGTGTAGATGACCTGATATATCTGCAAGATAAAACAGATGCTACTAAATTTATTATTGTAGAACTTGGTGTTGACCCTGAATTGAACGGGAATGTTTATACTTTCAAGTTAGATAATTCAGAGGGTCAAGGCACGGGGATTACGAACAATACAGAAGTCACTTTTCTGGCAATCCATTCTGGTGATGGTGTAGGTGTGCCACTACCGACACCAGACCCAATAACTTTCGTAGCTTCGACTGAAGCAACCAGTACTGTCAATTCTGTGACGATCAATGTACCTGCGGGAACAGTCGATGGTGACAACATGGTGTTGGTGGTCACGCAGACGGATGGTGAAGATGGGGTTATCAGTGCAATTGCAGGGTGGGATAATCCTGTAGCAAATGCGGGGTCTGGTGGTGCTGCCCCATCAACCCCAGAAACTTCAATATTCACCCGTAAGGCTTTGTCAGAACCTGCCAGTTATATAGCAACCTGTACTGTTGCAGTTGCGGTGGGAATGGTTGCCAAGATGTCAAGTTGGAGAACAGCAGACCCGACTACGATTCTTGATGTGGCAATCACCTTGGACACGCATACTGCTACTGCAAATCCAAATCCTCCTGCCAATACGCCGATCACAAGGGGTTGTGTTTCTCTGCCTGTCTGGTGGCATGATGATGATCTGGGTGTCTATGGTTCTGTTCCTGCGGGGTACACCGATCCAAACGGTCTTGGAAGTGTGGTTACTGCGGGTGGTGGTAACGGTTGCTCACTTGGTTGGGCATACGAAATTCTTACAGGTGATGTGGGTATTATAGACCCTGCTGCGTTCAATGTTACGGATGATGATGAAGGTGGCACAGCACACATTCTGTTGCGTCCCGCGAATGAAGCGAATCCCGGTGCGGGTGCTCCTGAAATTATCTTTGGTACTGAATATAATACTGCTGCAAGTTTAGGTTTATCAACTACGACTTCAAGTACTTTTCAACAAAAACTGAAAATGTCTGTCGTTGTTCCTGCGGGGGATTATTATTTAGCATGGGCAATGACTTCTGGTAATACAGGCACGGAACAGGGGGTAGATGGCAGGGTTCAATTAGACGATTCTACTGATCTAACTGAGTTTACAACACGTGGTCGTGATGGAAGCAATTGGGATTCTCCGAGAGGGGGTCATCAAATTCTTACGTTGAATGGGGCGCATGATATTGATGTAGATTATAATGCTGCGGGTGGTACTGCTACAATAAAAGATGTAACCCTAACTTTATGGAGAGTGACATAATGACTGATGTTTCAATCAGAAAAGATGTAGGTCTTCATTCAGCCCTTCAGGTTGTGGATGCACGATCTAAGTTTGAATACCCTGTTGAAGCAGACGGGGCTTCAGCTAATTTTGGGGCAGACGGGGATAGACTTGCAATTCATCTGACAGGAACCCCAGATATAACTGCTGCTGAAGCTATCTTGGAAGCAGTAGAGTTACCGACTTGTACGGCTGCTGTTTTGACAGTGACCGTGAATATTGGAACGTATCTCGTTGATGATCTGACTACCGTAATTGATGAACTGAATAAATTTGTTCTTGTGTGTATTGCCGTTGATGATGTTACGGGAGTGATCGAAGTTCTGTTATTTGAGAAGAGTGGATTGTTGGCTGAATACGGTGTTGCCCCTGCGGGTAAAACTCTGGTGGCGAAGCTGAAGGAATATGAAACCACTGGTGGGAATCTTGTTGAAATTGAGGACTTTATTTTCTAATGGGTAACATAGTCACAGAAAGAAATCGGGTTTGGCAGAAGACAGAACACAATGCTGTTCAGACTAAGGGTGCGGGTGCGTTTTCAACTGTGCTCACTCTTGTCTGTAAACCACTGGCACAAGGTAGGTATCGTATTGCGTGGAATATGGAAGCTCGTTTGCAATCGGGGGTTGACACTCTCCCTAAGCTGCGAGTTGAGGATGTAGATGCGGCACAGGAATTGGCTGAGTCAACTTTTCATGGGGCTACCGATAATTGGGATAGCAGATCAGGTTGGGATTTTCGCCAGTATGCTGAGGGCGCAACCCCTACATTTATTATTCAGGTTCGCAGAGTTGCGGGAACTGGAACAAATACCGTGGAAGTACGGAGACTGAAATTGTCAATTGAAATCATGAATGATGATCGTGCTGAAGCCGAAGGTAACGGTGGTCGGAATGGTCGGGCAAGGAATAGACCGTAATGGACTTCGAACATGTTACTTTTCAAACTCTGTTCAATGTAGCGTTGGCACTTATTAGTTTTGGATTGGGCTTTATCGTGAACAGAGTATTTAACAAGATGGATGAACTGACCAAACAGGATGCATTACTGACTAAAGAAATTTACTCTATCAAAATTGCCTTGCCCACGAATTATGTGACCAAAGATCAACTAGATGTAATGGGTGGTGCGTTGTTTAAAAAACTGGATGCCATATCCAACAAGCTAGATAAAAAAATGGATAAACCTTAATGAGATGAGAAATGAAAGATACTAATTTGATTGTAAAGAAGTGTCCAAATTTTAGGTGGTATGAAGTTTGGAAGTCATCGACTGCTGAGCGACTAGAAATTAATAATGTAACTGATGACAAGGTTATTATTTTTAATGTTCAGGAGTTGGTGAAGCACTTACTTCAACCCCTACGAAATGAAGTTGGGGCTATGATGCCCCAATCTTGGTTCAGGTGTGAAACTCTGGAAAAGCGTTTGACCCAAAGTGCCTATCGTAGATGGTGTGCGAAAAATGAATATCGGGTTGACCTGAGTTCATGGGCAGAATATTTTAAAAGGAAATCACATCCCAAAGGTTCGGCTATTGATATAGAAGTTTCAAGTATGTCAAATGATGACCTGTTCGATCTGATTAAAAAGGATTTTGAATTTGATCAGCTAATCAGAGAGTTCCCCAAAAAGGGTGTTCCTGATTCTGGTTGGGTTCATGTTTCATGGGCAGGGAAAGATAATCGGGGGCAAGCATTTACAATACCGTAGGAGAAGTAAGATGGAAATGTTAAAGATAGCTTGGAACTTTTTAATGGACACAGGGAATGAATTGA